CAGAAAAATTAGATATGGATTGTATAAATCTAGCTCACGGTGGGGCTGGTAACGAATATATTTACTCTTCGTTATTAGACAAAATTTTACAATTAATGGCAGCAGATAGGAAAGATGAAATAGGATTAATAATACCAGCTTGGTCTCACGTTAAAAGAAAAGATTACAAATTAGGAGCTAAATGGTTCCATCCAGGTATAGTGCAAGGTGATTATTCTCCATATGATACATATAGGAAAGATATTCTTTTTAATCCAAATCCTGATACTCAATATAACACCACAGCTGGTGATACGCAATTTTGTATTAACCAATCTGTAAGATACTATTATAGTCTTCAAGAAATATGCAAATCTAAAAAATTACCTTATAAAGCATTTCAAATGATTCACGCTTGGGATTATCACGAAGTTGGAAATGATAAGTGGGATAAGCTTGATAGTGCTTCACAGGATATAATTAAAAATGAGAATAAAAAAATAATGAAATATATCTATTGTAGTCCTTATTTTAATATGATAGATGATACTTTTATAGGTTGGCCTTTAGATAAAGGATTGGGCGGTTTTAGTATTGAAGAAGATGTAATAGAGGGTTTTAAAACCGATCCAGAATTTCTTGGACGATGGAAACAGCCAAGTTTAGAATATGCAATTTCAGAAAAAGATAATCATCCTAATGCAAAAGGGCACGAAAAAATAGCGGAGTTTTTATATGACAGGTTGGAATAGAGAATATTTAGCAAACAAAGAAGAGTATTTAAAACTCTTTGATAGTGTAATGCAAAAGGAACAAGAGAAGAATGTGGAGTTCCTTGAAGAGAGTATTACAGATATAACAGGTAGAGAGTATGCTGTTGCTGTAGGTAATGGAACAGACGCTTTATATTTTTCTTTAATAAGTTTAGGTATTAAACCAGGTGATGAAGTATTAACAACCAATTTTTCTTGGATATCAACAGCGTCTTGTATCTCTATGGTAGGTGCAACACCTGTATTTTGTGATGTAGATTTAAAATCTTATCATATATCTTTAGAGAGTATTAAGAAAATGTACTCCAATAAAACAAAGGCAATTGTTTATCCGCATTTATTTGGTAGTATGTCTGATACAAAAGAGATATTAGATTTCTGTAAAGAAAAAAATATTGCATTTATAGAGGACGCTTGCCAAGCATTAGGGTCTAGTTTAAATGAGATAAAGGCAGGAACAATAGGAGATGTTAGTACATTAAGTTTCAACGCAAATAAAGTTGTTGCTGGTATCGCTGGTGGTGGGGCAGTCTTAACAGATGATATAGACAAAGCAGAATTATTTACAAAATTAAGAAAACACGGTGAAAAAGAAATATTAGGATATAATTCTAAAATGTTAATATTCAATGCTGAATTTATTAACTTTAGATTAAAGAAGATGGAAGAATGGATAACTAAAAGACAAGAGATAGCAAAACGATATGATAGTGTGTTTAAAGATTTACCAATTCACATACAAGATACTTCCAATGGTTTAAATCATAACTATCACAAATATGTTATTAGATTTGAGAATAAAATAATAAGGGATGTAGTTAAAGGTAGATTAAATGCAACAATTCATTATGATAAACCTTTATCTGAAAATTCTATGTATAAGGACATTGAACATAGAAAAGATGATTGTATAAATTGCAAACGTATAAGTGAAACAATACTATCATTGCCAATACATCCATACTTAACAGATGAAGAAGTAAATAAAATTACTAATATGGTGATGATAACAGTATGAAAATAACATACGGAAATCAAACAATTGATTTATTTAATTTTCCTATTAAACAGGTTATTTTATCGTTATCTGGAGGATTAGATTCTGCTTCACTTTTTTATTTGATATGTACTCACTTTCCTAAAATGGAAATTATACCAATGTCTGGTAGAGATATACATAATCCAAAGGACGCTCTAGCAGTAGAAAAAATTGTAGATTGGATGAGAGTAGAGTTTCCTAATGTTTTAATTAAAGATACATATATTTGTAATTTTGATGATAGAGATGAGTCATTTTATCCAAAATGTAGAGAAGAAATTATTAGAAGACCAGAGTTTGCTAAATTTGGCGAAGGTCCAGATAGACATTCTGGCGCTTGTAAGGTTTCAAAAATATTACAAATAGATGAAATGTCGTATAATATGCGTAGTAAATATCCAAGAGCATTAAGAACGGATGGTCAGTCTGCTAATCCTCCAATAGAAGTAATGAAACAAAATAAAAGATTTTATAATTTAGCAGAACGAATAAGAGATCCAGGTGAAGGAAAAATGGTAAAAAATATTGGCATATATCATCCTTACATTAATGTTGATAAAAAGTTTGTGGCTGATGTTTATAAAAAACATAATTTAATGAATACTTTATTTCCTCTTACTAGGTCTTGTGTAGGTAGGGAAGAACAAACTGATAATTATACTAAAGAATGCCATAAGTGCTTCTGGTGTTATGAAAAGAAATGGGCGTTTGACTTAACCTGGTATACGGAAATAATAGCGAATCCATCATTTAGTAAAATTTGTTCAGTTGATACAAATGGTAATATGCTTGATATAACTGATAAGTGTCCAGTAGAACTATGTAAAAATTTTAAAAAGATATTAGGAGAGTTAACTTTTGATAAAAGTTTAGTTGATAAACCTTGTGAAGATATTTACCATAATATCGTAGAGAAAACATATCTTACACCAAGATATATAGAAGATGTATCTTTTAAAGAACAACCTAAAGAAAAGTTATTAATAGCATTTAATAAATTCTTTTTTGAAATGATTGAAAATGGAAACAAAAATAATTAATGGTAGAAGGCAGAATATGTTTGAACCTATTAATCAAATTAATACATCAAATTTTTATAAAATTTTGCCTGAATCTAAATCGTCATTAAGACAAGATATGTTTGTACTTAATGAATTCAAATTTAAGCGTGATGGTTATTTTATTGAATTAGGTGCAGCTGATGGATTTGATTCAAGTAATACTCATTTATTGGAGTATAAATTTAATTGGAAAGGTATTTTAGTAGAAGCAGCAAAAATTTGGCACATAGATTTAAAAGAAAATAGAAAGGGTAATATTGAAACAAATTGTATATGGAAAACATCTGGTGATGAATTAATCTTTAATGAAGTTCCTATAGATAAGAATAGTGAACTATCAACAATTGATATTTTTTCAAATAAAGCATTTGGTAAAAAATATAAAGTTAAAACAATTTCTCTAGCAGACCTATTGCTTAAGTATAATGCTCCAAAACAAATTGATTATTTGTCAATAGATACCGAAGGAAGTGAATTTGAAATTTTAAATGCATTTGACTTTAACTTATATGATATTAAAATAATTACCTGTGAACATAATGCCACACTTAATAAGAAAAAAATATATAATCTGTTAATTAATAATGGTTATAAAAGAAAATTTGAAGAATTTTCCAATCCTAATGAAGATTGGTATGTACGAAAATGAAAACACTACAAGAAATACAAGATAATTATTTAGCAGTAGATTTCTTTCTATCAATGTCTTGCAATAAAGATTGTTGGTATTGTACTAGTTATACTTTAGAAATGAGAAACTTAACAGTAGATATGGATTTTCTAAAGAGTACTTTAGAGAAATTTAAAAACTATAAGATAAGAATATGCTTGCTTGGTGGGGAACCTGGACTAATTAAAAATTTAGATAAAGTTATTAATGAAGTTAAAAAGTATCCTAACTTTGTATGTCAAGTACTATCAAACTCATTTGTTAGAAACAGATATCCAGAAGTATTAGAAGATCCAGAAATTGTATATGTAGAACATATAATTTTAGATTTTTATGAGAAAGAAATTAAGAAGTTAGGTAACTATGATTTCTTACCTGAAAATAATAAGAACAATTATAATGTAGTTGTAAAAACTCCTAACTTTGAAAAGTATAAAGATAATTATCCAGAAGATATTGAAAAGTTATCTCATAAGAATACTATGTGGAAAGTCTTCAATGGTAGGTCACCTATATTTGAAGATGTTATACAAGCAGCTGAAATAGATAGAAAGATGTGTGCTGCTTTTCCACAAGTGCCTGTTATAGATTTTGAGAAAAGACATATAGTACATTGTAGTAAGAAATTTGCAAACAACAAAGAACTTTCTAAAAATTTTGAACTTACGCAGGAGAACGTTGATAAGATGATGACTTTTAGGTTGTTTAAATATGAAAGTTATTGTAAGACGTGTTGTGAATATGTTGACCCTAACGGTCATATGCCATTAAATAAATATGCAAAGGTATTAAATGTATAATATATTTGCTGTAGCATTAAATTTACACGACCATAATACCTATGATGGTGTGTTTCATAATCAAAGAGAAAGGTATACTAGGTTTAAACATAATCTTCCATATAAGGCAGACTCTTATGCTCATCAAGAACAATTAAATACAAATGATTATGAATTAAATAATGAATTTGTTAAAGATTATTTTAAAAAACAAGAAAGTTTAGATGGTTGGTCTTCTGTTGTGTTAGGTTTTTCAATGACAGTTGGTGGTATTAGAATGTGTAAAGATATATTACCAAAAGAAGTATTAGATTATAAACCTAAAGAGTTATGGGATCATTATTACAAAAATGGTATTTACTTTATAGACCATCATCAATCACACGCTACATACGCATACATCAATTCTGGATTTGAAGAATCAGATATAGTTGCTATTGATGGTATTGGTTATAAATTTAGATGTATATTTGTTGATAGAAATAAGAAGATAATAGATTTATCAAAAGAGTTACCAATAGGTTGGTTATGGAATCAAATGTCTAAACTAGCTGGATTTGGTTCGTTAGGTGCAAGTAAATTAATGGGGTTAGTTGGTTATGGAAAATTTAGTCAATACTATTATGATGTCTTTGAAACAATAATTAGTGGAGATATAAAAGAAAAGAAATATAAAATTCACGAACTAATTAACATTGAAAAATATGGTCGTCAAGATTTAGCATTTACATTACAAAAATTTACAAATGATAAAATTAAAGAACATATCTATCCACTTAAAACTTGCGACAATCTTTGTTTAGCTGGAGGAGTTATATACAATGGTTATTTAAATGAAGAGTTTACAAAACATTATAAAAATGTTTATATACCACCTGCTGTTGGTGATGAAGGACAAGCATTAGGAGTTTATCAACACGCTGATTATGTATTGAATAAGAATAAACATAAGACAGAAACTTTTGCTGGAATAAAACACATTTTAAATAAACCTACTGGTTTTATAGAATCTTTAAGTTTAAATTCCGTTGCTCAAGAAATTGCTAATGGAAAAATAGTAGGTTGGTATCAAGGCAAATCAGAAAGTGGTAATCGTGCATTAGGTAATAGATGTATATTAGCAGACCCTAGAAGAAAAGATATTAAACAAGTTATAAATGATACTATTAAAGATAGAGAAGACTTTAGACCATTTGCGCCAGCAGTATTAGAAGAACACTATCAAGAATATTTTGATACGAATAGTCCTAGTCCTTATATGTCAAGAATTTGTAAAGTTAAATCTGATAAAGTGCCAGGTATTACTCACGTTGATAATACTGCTAGAATACAAACAGTTAATAAACAATTCAATGAAAAGTTTTATAATCTTATTAATGAGTTTTATAAAATAACAGGCATACCAATGCTATTAAATACTAGTTTTAATTGCCACGAGCCAATTGTTGAATCGCCAGAAGACGCAATTAGAACTTTTAAAAGAACAGCACTAGATTTATTAGTGATGAACAACTATCTAGTAAGAAAATGATTGACTTAAAATTATTTAAAAATATAATGCAAGAGGCAAGAACTAATACTGACCTATTAGATTCATATAGTCCTAATCAATTTAAATCTAAAGAGAGATTAATAGATTTAATTAAAAATTTAAATATAGAATTTCAAGATGTTGTTATATTAGGTTGTTGGTATGGTAGTATTTTAATTCCTGCTCTTAAAGAATCAAAAAGGATTACAGCTATTGATATAGACCCTAAAACTATTAGTATTGCTAAGAATAGACTTTTTAAAGATTGGAAAAATGTTGATTTTATTACAAGTGATGTTTTTTCTAAAGATAGATTTGGTAGAATTAAGAATACAAATTTAATTATTAATACTGCTTGCGAACATATGAAACCAATGAAAGAGTTGGAAGCATTAAGTGAATCTAAATCATACTTTGCTTTTCAATCAAATGATATGACTGATATAGAAGGACATATTAATTGTGTTAATACTATTGAAGATTTTAAAAAACAATTACCTGATAATGCAAAAGTATTAATTGAAGATGAAATAAAAGATGATAGAGGTATTAGATTTACATTGATAGGTAAGTTATGAAAAGAGTAATTTATAGTCTTTATGTTGATGTACCTGCAACGGAACATTATGGTCAATCTAAACAAAAAAGTGATACGGTAGCCAAAGCACAAATAACTGTTAAAGCATTTAAAAAGCACTATAAAAGATTAATTGAATCTAAACAGAAATACGCTGACGCTATAGGTGCAACTTTTATTATGTTTGAAAATGATAAACAGTATAAGACATATGAAAAAAATCTACGTAAAGATTTTCCTGAATTAACAGGTTATGAAATAGTTAATTTCTATAAGATACATTTACTATATCATTTAGCAAAAAAGTATGATGAAATTTTGTATTTAGATTTTGACGCTGTGCCTGTAACTACTGATTCATTTTTTGATATATGGGATATACAAAATCATATTGCTGTTTATAATCAAAACCATATGGTTGTTAAGAATAGAGAAGTTAAACAAAGTATTAGAAGTCCATCAGCAAAGTATTTTAATTGTCAAGCAATGCTTATAGAGAAAGGTCTTGATCCTAACAATGATGTTATCAATACTGCTATTATAGGTGCTTCAAAAGAACAAATTTTAAAACTAGATTTCTTTGGTGGGTTTAAAGATACGATAGATTTAATGAAGAAATTAAGAACTGATAAGAGTGGTTTATATCCACAAAATATTCTTGATATGTTTCGGTATGATAATGAAACAATATTTTCATATAAAGTAAATGTAAATAAAGTTGGTATACAATGGTTAGATAGAAGATGGCATTACTTTTTAGATACTCAACATTTTGTACCAAAAGAAACAAAAATAGTACATTGTGTTTGTAAAGACTTTGATATTGTATGGAGGTATAATGCTTAAAATATGTACAGTATATTTTAAAGGTTTTTATACACCAGACTATGTATCAAAATTATATAGAAGTTTAAAAAGAAATTCATCTATACCTTTTGAGTTTATATGTTTAAGTGATACAGACGTTGAGGCAGATATTATATTACCTTATAACCACCACGATAAGATTAAGAAACATTGGCATAAACTAAAATTCTTTAGTCCATATTTTGCATATCAAAAACCTGGTGATGATATTATAGTTATGGATATTGACCAAGTTATTACAGGTAATGTTGATGAACTAATAGGACATCCTGTAGAAGAAAATGAATTAGTTACCTATGGTATATGGTGGAAGTCAATTTTAGAATCAAATGGTGGATTTTATAAGTTTAAATCTGGTAGTTTAAAATATATATGGGATGAATTTGCTAAAAATCCAGACTATTGGCAGACACATTATTATAATGTTGGTGATGTTCATACAAAATATTATGGTGAACAAAACTATGTTAATTGGAAAATAAAAGACAATAAAACAAAATTAACTAAAACACCAGAGGAATGGATATGTAAATACTCATCCGATTTTAAGGAAAATGTCACACTAAACAAAATTTATCGTGACAAATTTAAGACTGATTATATGATATTAGGTGATGTTCATAAATATATTAAAGTGGTACATTTTACTGGTCCAGGTAAAACAATACACGAACATAATGAGTCTTTCATAAAGGAGAATTGGCGTGAATAAGGAACAAAAAGAAAAATTTGAAAAACAACTTAAAGATAAAAAATTATGGTTTTGTCCTTTACCATTTACTCATATTTTTTCAAGTTTAAGTGGTAGATATGCACCTTGTTATGACGCTCTAGGGCATACTGGTCATAATATGGAAGATACTACTATTGAAGAGTGGTATACATCCGATTATCAAAATAAATTAAGAGACCAAATGACTAGAGAGGATTATGATCCAGAATATTTAGATGTTCATTGTACTGGTTGCCGTTTGCAAGAAAAGAAGTATGGTCGGTCTGATAGAATGAAATATGTTGAACAAGTCCTTGCTGGAACATTTGATAGTAAAGTACCAGAATTATTAAGAGTTGTTCAAAAGTTTAAAGAAGAACATAAAATTGGATTAGATGAAAGACTATTGGATATAAAAATGAAAATGTTTGGTAATGCGTGTAACCTTGATTGTTATATGTGTACACCAAGAAGTGCTAATACAAGAACTCTATCATTAAAAAGAATAGGCAAAGTTTATGATCCTGATTTAGATCCTAAAGATGGTGAGAGGATGAATACGCAGAAACACGATGGAGAAAAGTACCTTGATGATGTTGCTTCTGTAGCAAAATATACTAGGTCAATTAAACTTATTGGTGGCGAACCATTAGTTATGAAAAATCATTATAAACTCCTTGATAAATTAGTACTAACTGGATACTCAAAAGGCATAGACTTAATATATAAAACAAATCTATCTGTATTTGATATGGAAGGTTACAATTTTAGAAGTTATTTTAACTTCTTTAAAGAATTTATAATGAAAGTATCAATTGATAGTTATGGAAAATACAATGATTATATTAGAAAAAAATCAGACTGGCCTGCTCTTATTAATAATTTAATGGTGATGAAGGAAAGAAAAAACTCCAGAGTTAATGTCCATTCTGTTATTTCTTTTTTAAGTGTATTACAAAATTATAAGTTGATAGACTATTTAAAAGAAAAAGGAATACCTCATACATCTTATATAATAGAATATCCAAAAATTCTACAAGTTAAAAATTTACCATATGAAATAAAACAGGAACTTATTCCGAAGTATAAAAACTTTCCAAATATTGTACGAGCATTAGAGAAAGAACAAGATGTTGACCAGTTTATTAAAACAATTGAATATTGTCAGGCTTTAGATAAATTACATAATCATAATCTATTTGATTTACATCCTGAATTAAAACCTTATTATGAAAAGGCAAAACAATGAAAATAACATATTCAAATCAAACAGTAGATTTATTTGATGAAAAACATTTTCCTACAGGAGCACCTAAAAAAATAGTTTTATCATTATCTGGTGGTTGCGATTCAGCTTCTCTAGCATTTCTTATTGCAACATACTTTCCACAAACGGAGATATACCCTTTTAACAGCAAAGACGCTGATGGTCTTATTGATACGGAACGAGCTATTGGTGTACACAAATATTTACAAGATAGATTCTCTAATATAAAAGAATTAGAATTATTTGATGTTAGGACAGGTGATCCAGTATGGATAGAAAAGGCAGAAAAAGAAATGGCTGATCCTCGTAATAAAATAATGGTAAATGGTAAACTTACAACTTTATGGAGAAATGTAAGAGGTTGTTCAAAAGCATTACAATGCAGAGCAATACGTGAATTAATGGCAACAAAATATAATACAATAGTTGCAACAGGTATGTCTTGTAATCCACCTATTGAAGTTATGAAAGAACGTGGATTTTATGACGTTGCAGAAAGAAAACGTGATCCAGGTGACTTTGAAAGTTTAGATGTATTTGATAAAGGTTATAATAATTGTATTACATACACACCATACATATTTACAAATAAAAAGTTTGTATCAGGTGTATATAAAGAACACAATCTTATAAAAGATTTATTTCCTTTAACTAAATCGTGTGCGTGGGGAGTAGAAAGTGGTAATGAAAATTTTCCAAATCCTTGTGGTAAATGTTTTTGGTGTAATGAAAGAGCGTGGGCATTTCAATGAGAATAATTTGTGTAAGGACTGGTAAAAGATTTACAACTTGGCACGTTGATAATTTAAAGCATATGATAGATACTTATTCTGGTATAAAGTATGATAGTTTTGAAGTTATTGAAAATGACTTGTATGGTAATTGGTATAATAAACTTCAAATGTATGATAAGTTTAGAGATGGAGAAAATTTATACTTTGATTTAGATGTAGTTATCTATAATAAATTACCAAACTTAATTAGAAAGAATTTTACATTATTAGATGATACTTGGTGGAGAGAACCTGCTCATACACCTTTAAATTCATCCATTGTATCTTGGACAGGTGATGTATCACATATATGGAATAAGTTTAAATCCAATGATAAATTTTACTTAAATAAATATAATAAAGGAAGTGATGAATTTTATTATCGTGAAATAGAATATGAAACCTATGATAAGGTTTGTCCAAAAATTAAAGAAGAAGGACTAGATAAAAATTATAGTATCTGTACACTAGGCCAAATGCACCATTTAATGGAGAAAGGTTGGACTGGTTGGTGGTCGCCTTATTTTATATCGTGATGAATATGTTATTTGCAAATAAAATAGATAAAAGTCTTTTACCTAAAAATATACTCATATTAAATGGTCGTAAAAAATGGGAAACTTTAATAGAGTTTTGTTTAGAGTATGATATTAATTTTAAGATGTTTGAATTAGCTAATAATAATCATTTTAATATAAGTAAAAAATTAAAACCATATACTATATATCTTCCACCAGAAAAATATTACGATTCACAATATTATATAAAAACTTTAGATTTTGAACCTGAATATATTATGAATTGTAGAGATGAAGAACCAATAACTAAAGTAGAATATGAACTTTCTTTATGGTATAATACTAAAACACAATTTGATAAAAGAGCTTTAAAGTTTTTTACATCTAAAAGAGAACAAGACCGAGTATGTAAATTAATGGGTATACCTACTATAGATGAAGGAAGTATTGATGATAAAATTATAGTAAAATTAGATGTAGGTGATTCAGGTGGTGGTACTGGTTATAAAATTGCTGATAAAAAAAATCATATAGTAGGACCAAATGATTTGATACAAAGATATATAAATTATGATTATGTATGTCAACAACACGCTTTAGTTGATGATAATGGCGAGTATCATATATACAATCATAGTATAGGTAAATTTGGAGATGGTTTTATTGTAGGTAATAATGTCCCATATCTATATCAATATCCATTTACAGATTTTCCAAAAGAGGATATAGATATAGTAGAAGAGTTTTATACAAAATTAAAAGAACATATAACAGTAAAAAACAGAATTTTAATTACAGAATTTTGTAGGGAAAGAAATGGTAAACTATATTTTCAAGAATTTAATAGTAGACCTTCTGGTGAATTTGAAAATGGTACATTTGATTGGAATATAGGTAAATTTAATACACTAGTAGATTACTTTACAAATAACGTACAAGAAGAAATAGAATATTATCAACAAAATATACAAATATATTTTGATAATGTCCGTAATGATGAAAAATTTGGTTGGGGAACAGAAGATGGATTAAAAATTACAGGTTTTCCATATTCAAAAAAAATAAAGGTATTTAATACAAAAATAAAATGAGTTACTTATATGACACAATAGCTAGATATGGCGATATTATTCCTTTGAATTGTAATTTAAATTATAAAACATTTGAGGAAGGTTTAAAATTATTTGATGATAAATGGGTTCAATATAATCCTAGAAAAAAGATTGCTAGGTATGGTTTAAGTATAACTAGTTTGGATGGTAATTTTTCTGGCATACCAGATTTGGATTCATTAAAAGAATATAATATAGAAAAAAATTTAAATCTTGATGAACCAGATTTTAAAACTCTAACACCCTTTTGGCCTTATGTTGAATCAGTATTATCAAAATTTAAAAATCATTTAGGAAGAACTCATATTATTAAGATGTCAGCAGGTGGACAATTTCCATCTCATAGAGACCATTATGATAGAGAATTACCAACGTGTAGATTGTTTATTCCAATCTATAATTGCAATCCAACAAGAAATTATTTTATTTTAGATAATAAAGTTTTGAATTTTGACCACGGAAGATTATATTTTTTAAATACTTGTAAAGAGCATATAGTATTTACAAGTAAAAAAGAATCAATGTTTATAGTAGCAAATGTTAACCTAACGGAAGAATCTACTGATTTAATATTACATAATATGTTAAGTAGTTAACGTATAAATAGTACTATGAATTAATGAATGGAGATTAACTATGGCAATAACAATTGATGGAAAATCGTATGATGAGAAGTCGCTTAGTCCTGAATTACAGAATTATCTAGCAGTAAGACAAGAGATACAAGTAAGCAAGACTAGACATACTATTGAAATTGAGAAAATAGATGTTTTAACTAAATTTTATAACGAGAAGATTATAGGGTTGATTAAAAAAGAAGTACCAGAAACGAACAAAATTACAGATAAAAAATAGATGGCCGCAATAGCAAATTTAACTATAGACCAAGGGGCAACTTTCAGTTCAGACGTAACTGTAAAAGACGCTCAAGACAATGCTTTTAACCTTACAGGTTATACGGCTTCTGCTAAGTTGGCTAAAGGCTTTGCTTCCACTAGAACAAAGAACAAATATGACTACTTCAATAGCGACAGACGCTACCACAGGAGTAGTTACTCTCTCACTAACGGCAACTGAAACAGCCGCTTTAGACGCTGAGAGATATGTGTATGACCTTGAAATTACATCTGGAGCTGCTGTTACTAGAGTTATTGAAGGAATTATTACAGTCCGACCACAAGTAACAGTATAATCAAACTCATTTTTGTTATAAATATATAAAAAGGGAGAGAAGTAATGCCTGATATTACAGCAAAAATTAACGTAGATACACAATCTGGTCCACAAAAAGTTTCAGTAACCATACCATCAACTGTAGCTGTACAAAATTCAGAATTAAGATTTTCTCGCCTTGGTGATGTTGATACAACAAATTTAGATGATGGAGCAATGATTCAATACAGGTCAAGTGATGGTAAATTTGTAACTAGAACGGAAGTAGTTACAACAACTGGAACGTTATTATTTAATTGTGGGAGTTTTTAAATAGCGTATGTCAACAATAATACAGATAAAACGGTCATCAAGTACTTCAGCACCATCAACATTAAAATTAGGTGAATTAGCTTTAACTTATGGAACAGGAACACAAGGTAATCTAGGAGATAGATTATTCATTGGTGAAGGTGGTGTAGATGGTAATGGTGACGCAAATAATATAACAGTTATCGGCGGACAATATTTTGCCGATTTATTGGATCACGTTCCAGGAGTGTTAACTTCAGGTGGAGCATTAATAGCTGATTCAAATAAAGCAATAGATGAAATAATTTTAGGTAGTTCTACTACAGTTGGCGGAACAATAAAATTTAATGAAGGTTCAAATAATGGTGCAGGACATATTGGACTTAAAGCGCCAAATAGTGTAACTTCTACAACTACATTTACATTACCTGATGGTGATGGTTCAGCAGGACAATTTGTAAAAACAGATGGTGCTGGTAATTTAGGATTTGCAGTTGTTGACCAAGCTTTAGATTTAGCAGGTGATACTGGAACAGACGTTTATAATACAAGTGAAACATTAACTTTCGCTGGTGGTTCTGGTATGGAAGCAGTAGTTACTGATAATACGGTAACTATAAATGCAACAGCATTAACAGATTCAAATTTATCTGGTAGTGCCGCTATTGCAAATGATAAATTAGCAAATCCTACTACAACATTAGGATCATCTACTTTAACTTTAGGTCAAACAGAAACAGATTTAGCAGGATTAACTTCTTTAATAATTGATGACATTACAATTGATGGTCAATCATTTACAACTACATCCGCAAATAAAAATATTAATATCTCACCACACGGAACAGGTTCAATAATTGTTCCTAGTGGATATGAAGATAGAGCAGGATTTCAAAATCAATCACTTGCAAATAAAGCATATGTTGACCAAGTTGCTCAAGGTTTAGATACTAAACCATCTTGTAGAGTTGGAACAACTGCTGATTTATCAGCAACTTATAATAATGGAACATTAGGTGTAGGTGCAACATTAACAGCAAATATTAACGGTGCAATATCAATTGACGATATAGCATTAAGTGTTAACGATAGAGTTTTAGTTAAAGACCAAACAGACGCAACCGAAAATGGAATTTATGTCAGTTACAACTGTTGGTGATGGATCAACTGAATTTGTATTAACAAGAGCAACTCCAGAAGACCAACCAGCTGAATTAAGTGGTGGTGCATTCGTATTTGTAGAAGATGGAACTTTAAATGCAAATAATGGTTATACATTTACACACACAGGTGCTCCAACATTTGGAACAACTGATTTAGATGTAGCACAATTTTCTGGTGCAGGTCAAATTACTGCAGGTGCCGCTTTAACAAAATCTGGTAATACAATAGATGTAGAAGTTGACGGAGCTTCAGTTGAAGTTTCAGGTGACGCATTAAGAGTTAAAGCATTAGGTATAACAAATACTATGTTAGCAGGTTCAATTGCAAGTGATAAACTTTCTGACCCTTTATATTTTGCAGACGAATCTTCAACACAAGGATCCGTAAGAGTTGGTGGTGTTTTAGAATTTTTAGCAGGTGAAGGAATTAATACTGTTGCTACTGGTAACACATTACAAATTGTTGGTGAATTAGCAAGTACATCAAATATAGGAGTTGCGTCTTTTTCTACTGATAACTTTACAGTTACCTCTGGTGATGTTGAAGTTTCTACAGTAGATGGTGGAACTTTCTAATGTTTGAATGGATTAGTAAATCTTGGGATAAGTTTGTAGATTCATTTGTAGTAGAAGAAAAGAAATTAAAAACAATTGTTGTTAGAGATTTAAAAGACAAAACTAAAAAAGAATTAGAAAAAATTGGAAGAAAAATAGGAATAGAATTAGATAGAAGATTAACAAAGACAAAATTAATTAATAAAATTAAATTTAAAGCTAAATTAAATAGAAGAAAATAATGACAACACGAATTAAACCATTACGTACAGAAGTAGCAACACGTATTCCATCATTAGGTGTTATAGACGTTGGAGAATTAGCTGTTAATATACACGATGGTAAATTTTATTCAAAAACAAGTGCAGGTAATATTAAAGAAATTGGTGGTGTAGGTGGAATAACATTACAAGAAGTTACAAATAATCAAGCTATAACTGATAAAGATATTACTATGAATGGGTCACAATTTATATTTGAAGGAGATGTAGCAAATGCATTTGAAACTGAATTAACAGTAGCAGAACCAACAGCAGATAATATTATTACATTACCTGACGTAACAGGTACAGCTATAACATCTGGCAATTTAACAATAGATGGTTTACCAGGTGGAGACGCTCTTGCTAGTGATGGTGACGCTTTAGCATATGGAATAGTTTTCGGAGGATAGAATGGCTAGTTTATTTAAAAATGCAGGTATGGCACTTGGTTTTGCTGATACTTCAGCTGCAAATTTATATACAGCTGGTGGTGCTGGACAAGCAGTTATTCACGCAGTATATATAACTAATAAATCAGATTCTAATAATGGTTTTGTAGATGTAAAAGTTACAGTAGATGGTGGAACTACATTTAGATATGTTGCTAACAAAGCACAAATACCACCTAATAATACTTTAGTTTTAGATAAACCTATAAATTTAGAATCAAATGATATATTAAGAGTAGTGGCACACCCATTACCAGATTCATCAACAACTGATTTAGAAGTATATGCTAGTGTACTGGAGATAAGCTAATGGGAATTTCAATTAAACATAATATAAATCCACAAGAACAAAAATTTAATGGCCTTCGTAGAACACAAGAAGGTATGCTTTATTTAACATCTGTTAACCCTAATGAAACTGGTGAAATATGTTTTTCATCATATGTGGAAGAAGGAAAATCGGATGCAGTACCAAAAGATGGTACAGATTATGTTGAAGAAAGAGTGGAAATATATAATTGTCACCAATTTGTTGGTGATGGTTCTACAATAGCTTTCACATTAAACGCAAATATGGGTACTCTTGGACATAGATTATATGTGGTTTGTAATGGTGTAAGAAGCGATGGAAATTTAGATTATACGGTAGATGGAACAATATTAACCTTTATGTTTGCTCCAGCGAGTGGATGCAATATACAGATAGCACAGTTGAAAAAAAGATTTTATAATAATGATTCAGATATTTTTCAACAATTTGTATTTGACGCAAATACCACAACTACTTACCTTATAAATAGTATTGGAGAGTTGGTAAAGAGAGTAAATCATACAGCTAATCAAGATTCAACAAGTGACGATTTTGGCTCTTTTGAAAGTACAACGGCGAGTGTAAATTCATCAACTTATCAAGATGGTATATAAATATAGGAAAACGGATTAACAAATGGCAGATTTCAAATTAGGTAGACTTAAATTTAAATGGAGAGGTGATTGGGGTGTAAGNACTGCTTACGTCATAGATGATATTGCTAAGTATGGTGGTAATATCTATGTTTGTGTAGAGAACCATACATCACAAGCTACAAATGCAGGTTTTAATACAGATTTATCAGCTGTTAAATGGAACATACATACTGAAGGACTTTTCTTTAAAGGTGCTTGGGCATTTGATATTGTTTATAAAATAAATGATGTTGTTAAATATGGCGGTAGACAATACCGTACTACTGTAGCTCACACATCCGCTTCATCTGGCGGTTTAAATCAAAGTAATTTTGAATTATATACAGATGGTTTAGATTTTTTAGGGGATTGGGTAGCTTCAACATTATATAAATTAAATGATGTTGTTAAGTATGGTTCATATCAATATAAAACTATAACAGAACACACAGCAACAGCTACATTTGACGAAACAAAATTTAATGTATATTCTGAAGGTTTGCAATGGGAAGATAGTTATAACGCTGGAACAACTTACCAAAATGGTGATGTAGTAACCTACGGTGGTTACACTTATGTTTATATTAATGTTACTGCTTCAGCTGGTAATACACCAACAGACGATACTTTTTGGGATGTTATAACAACAGGTTTTAAAGCATTAGGAACATATTCACACGGAACATCATATAAAACTGGAGATACTGTTCAATATGGCGGTAATAATTATGTATCTCAATCAAATAACATCAACGAATATCCAGCAAATACAGACGGAACTACTAACTCATCTCATTGGACATTAAACCTTGAAGGTTTTAATTATAGAGGCACTTATAATGCTGGTACATCTTACTTAATAGGTGATACTGTTAGTTATGCTTCAACTGCTTATGTACAACTTCAAGATAGAGTTACAGGTGTTACTCCAGGAACAGACGCTGCTAGGTGGGATATATTATCACAAGGAGATTCAGCTGCTGTATTAACTACTAGAGGTGATATTATAATTAGAGACTCTTCACAACAAAACAGATTACCACTTGCTCCTGCAGGAGCTTTATTAACGTCTGATGGAACAGATGTTACTTGGGATGCTACAACTAGTACAGGTCAGTTTGTACCACCAGTAGGAACAACAGCTCAAAGACCAGGGTCACCAACAGATGGTGGATTAAGATATAATACATCTTTAACAGGTTTTGAAGGTTATAATGGATCACAATGGATGACGTTAGGTGCAGGTAATCCTTGGTCTACGGAAACTGCAAGTTTTAACGCTGCTGCTAATGATAGAGTTATGGTAGATACATCTAGTGTTGCTGTAACAGCTACTTTACCAGCTACTCCATTAGTAGGAGACCAAATTAGATTTCAAGATGTAAATGGAACATTTGCAACAAATAATTTAACTGTTGCTAGAAATGGTAAAGATATTATGAATTTAGCAGAAGATATGACAGTGGACACAAATCACGCTGGGTTTGGTGTTTTGTTTACTGGCGATACTAATGGTTGGAAAATAATAGAAGTAGCATAATTATTAACAGATAAATATTATAAATAGTATAAAAAGGATAGAATATTAATGAGTAATTTATCAAAAATTTTAGGGGGCAGCTCAACAACTGATCCACGAAAAGAAGGACTGCCATTGTTCGGTTTATGGGGACAAGAAAGTGGCGGTAATCATAATGTTAATTTTAGAATTTTTGATTCTGGTT